ATTTCTTTTTTTTATCTCTTCTTTCTTTATCAAGTAAATACCATTTTTGAGCTGTGTATCCCACACTTAAAGATAAAAGAAGTATTTTTAAAGCCATATCAATGTGTGAAAAAGATACAACCAATGATGTTGCGTTTAATGCGTATAATTTTATATCTGACATGTTGAATTCCATATTACCATATTGCTATACAGGCAGTTCTTGCCCCTGTAGATGTTCCTGTTTCATATAATTGCAAAACTTGAATTGGCAAATATTCACCAACTTTAAATTTTTGAAATGTAATGACACTACCAGAAACTGATTTTACTTTAACATCAACATACCTTGTATCAGCCGCACCAGCACCTTGGTTTTGTACAATTCCTGAAGTTGTTCCAACATATAATAAACATCCTTCTGCCGAATTAATTCTTGAAGAACCATTAGGTCCACCTAAAAATATTTTATAAGCTTCATTTTGTGTGTCAAATATATCTGCACTTAATTCTAATGTTGTTGAACTTTCTACAGCTACTACTGTAGCGGACGTAGGAGGTAATGGTGTGGTGTTGTAAACTATATCCCCAACAGACACAACATCATTAAAGTTTCCAGAAACAGATATTAATTTATTTGTTGCTATTGTTGTCGCTGTTCCAGATTGTACTGGAAGGTCTGGTACTGGAATTGGAATTGTGTCACTGGCAATAATCTCTGTTGCCAAGCCTGTGTTTACTGTAATTTTTGGGTATGCCATTTTCTTTTTTTTGAGGGTTAAAAATCTCGTTTATTTTTTATAAGGAAACATTCGATTAAGAGAATCCTTACGTTTGTCGCACCCACACCCACCTTTAGTAACTGTGTCTACAACTTTTTTTATTCCAGTAGCTCTTGTAAATTTCTCTACTGTATCTCCAAATCCTCTGGATCTGTTTATTGTCTGTATTTTTGTAGAAATATTTTTCATTTCTTACAGCTACAAACTTGATTAGGACAACTATCCACTTTTATAATTAACTTTACAACAAGAGAGTTATAGAAACAAGCAAACTTGCACCATACACCTTGAACCCATAAACCTAATTTTACTAATAATTTTCCCATTCTATTTTCTTAAAGGATTATACTTAGGATAAACTTTAACGTGTTGAACATGAGTGTTTACACTAATTTCAACTACTTTATGTTTATCGACTGGTTTCTTTTTTTTAGAAACAACTTTTTTTTTAATTGCTTTTTTTACCATTTGATTGAATTTAAATTTTATTTTTTACCCTTACCTTTTACTTTTTTAAGTTTAGGATTTTTTCTTTTAGCTTTAGCGCTTGCATTTCTTGATGCAGAAGCTAAGATAGCTCCAGCAACTTTTTTAGAGTAACCTCCTTTTTTAGCAATTTTTGCTGCTACTTTTTTAAAGCTCATGTTGTTATCTTAAATGATCGTGTCTAACAATTTTTTGTACGTGTCTATAAGACATTGATTTGTCAGCACCATAAGCGTGACCATACATCTTTTTAGACATAGATTTACTTTCATTTCTACGAGATTTCATAGATTGTGATTTTTTTCCGTTTCGAGAACCTAATGACTCATCGAGTCTTGAATTATATCCTTGCATAATTATCTATTTATTTATTATTAATACAAATATACAAATATTTATATTTATTTTTTTAGTTCCATTTTGCGTTCCATCGATTGCCTGTAAGTTTTCTACTAAGTTTTTTGCTTACTTTCTTTTCTGTTTTAGCTTTTTTCTGAGCATCTGTTTTCTTTTTAAGGGCATTTTTTACTTTATTGGCAGCGTCTTTTATTTTTTGCTTTGTACTACGTTGCACTTTTTTTCTTATGGCGTCTCTTTTTGCTTTTAAAGAAGCGGCGGTAATGGCTTTGTCTTTTTTCTTTTTAGCATCAAGAGCATTTTTTCTTTTCTGCGCTACACTAATTTTTTTCTTTTTAGTCAACGTACTTTTACCTGTGCCTCTTACATAAGGTTTTTTAGTCTCAGTTTTCTTTTTCTTTTCAGCGTTGCTTTTTTTGGTTTCTTTTGCCTTTACTTCTGCTGCTAATTCTTCTTGACTTTTTTTCTTGTCTTTTGTTATCGTGACCTTGCTTGCAAGGTCTTTTTTATTATAAACAGCAGTAGATATATATTCTTTCTTTGTTTTTCTTTTTTTAAATAATTTTTTCTTTCCTTTAGTTGTGACTACAGTAGTTTTTCTTGACTTAGCGTTAGCTGTACCAATAAGGTTTATAGCTGCTTTATTACCTTCAAGTTTTTGATTTTTTTCTTTTAATTTTAAAGCAACCGCGGCTCTTGTTTTTTTATCTGTAAAATTTTCTAAGGCTGAGTTCTTACTTGAAGACTTATTTACCAACAGAGTATCATTCTTAGTCATGTTAGGATGTCTTTTTTGTAGCCTTGCATACTCTTTTGCTTTTTTAAGAGCTTTTGCTCTACAATTCTTTAAGGGCGTTCCTTTTAAACCTTTACAACTCATAGTTATTTATTTTTTCTTTATACCTAAAATAGTTTTATCTCCAATTTTTTTTCGATTCCTGTCCTCTTTTTTAGCTAAACGATTTATCTGACTAATAAAAGACCTTTGTTTTTTAGTTAGCTTAACATTCTTAACTTCTTTAGTTCTAATCTTATTGTAGTTTTCTTTACCTAATTCTTTTTTTAAGATTTTAACCATCTCCATTCTGCTTGTAGAATCTTTAACGATTTTATTTCTTGTTTTAAGTGAATCTCTTACTCTTTTTGTAATTGGATCTGGCATAATTAAATAGATTTTTTTATTACTTTAATAACCGCTTTCAGTCATTTTTTTTGTTGGATTGTTTTTTACTTTTCCACTCATGGTTTTTGCAAACTCTGTAGCTTGCGCCTTACCTACTGCATTGTATGGAAATTGTTTTTTTTTCATTTTACCTGTGTCTCCACATTTATAACTCACTGTTGGCATAATTATTTATTTAAAATTGAATTTTACCTGCTTTTCGTAACTGAGCAACAGACATTGCTTTTTTCTTTTTTACGCTACTTGATTTTTTTTTTAAGGCAATTTTTCTTTTGGCTTGCATTAATTTTAATCTCTGTTTTTCGTTGGAGTTTATTATTTTTGTACCTATCTTTTTTTTGTCTGCCGCCTTTTTATCTCTCAATTTTTGAGCTGCTATTCTTTTAGCGTAGTTCGACATCATTTGAGCAGTAGGCTTTTTTGCTCTCATTCCCAATTTCTTAACCATCAAATTTTTGCTTTTGCCCGCCTTGGATTCGTCTCTTTTCGATGTTGCTGGGTTGTCTTTCTTTTTCCTTTTGACTTTAGGAGCAATGCCTAATCTATTTTGTGGGCCATATCCTTCTTGTTCCTTTTTCTTTCTTGCAGGCATATTAGCCTGTTTCTTTGCAGACGTCATGTCCGCCTTCTTCTTCAATTTTCCAACTCCCTCTTTTCCTGTTCCTTTCTTTTTTGGGTACATTCCTGTTCGTAGAGTCCTACTTTCTTCTCTCATTCTTTGTAGTTGAGCCTTTCTCTTTGCTGCTTTGGCTGCAGCGGCTTTTTTCTTTTTTTCTTTTACTGGATCTGGCATAATTATATATTTTTATTTGGTTTATCTTCTTCTTCTTTTTCGACTTTTACATCCTATTTTTGCTCCACCAGCTCCGTATACAGATTTTCTTCTACTACCGCAGCTATTTCTTGCTTCTCTTTTAAGCTCGTATGCTTCTTGTTCGCTCCGCCTTGCTGCTTGAGGCCAACCTTTATCTTTTCTTTTTTTAGCTTGCTCACTTTTTCTTGCTGCTTTTCTTAAAAGCCTACTTCTTTTGTCTGCCATGATTATTTCTTTTTATTTTTTAATATTTTTTTATAGTTAATTACGCTTTTGGCATTCTTAACGTTCTTAACTGTAGAGGAAATTGTTTTAGGAATTTCTTTGTAGTTAAGGTTTTTTACGTTTTTTGCAAGCTTAATAACTCCTTGTACTACTTTACCAGTTTTAGAGTTAGCTACTTTTTTGCCTACCTCTATACCTTTATCAACACCTCTTCTTACTTTAGTCTTTCCTGTAGAATTTAAACCTGCTATGTTTTTTTTAATTCTGGCTGTTTTTTTAAGACTACATTTTTTAGTTTTAGCACATTTAGCTAATCTCTTTTTTTGAGCAGCTAAAGATCTTTTTGCTAACATAGTCATTTTTGGTCTTGCCTTTCCAGCCACTTTTGCTATCGCCTTTTTATTTTTTGATATCTTAGAACCTCCAGGCCCACCTCCCATTGCCATATTGTTGATGTTTTAAATAATTATTTTATCTTTACAAAGATAACAATTTAATTTAATGAAATTTAAAGGAGTATACCCAAGAAAAAATACTACTCGTAAACTACCTGACCACGATTTTCTGAAATACTGGAGAGTTATAAGATACTGGGTTAAGGTAAAATACGAATTAGGAACACCAGAATTAGAAATGTTACTATTCCTGTATAGTGAGCAGATATTTAACAAAAGTCAATTTAAAGAATACGAAGAAATAATGTCCTGGGATATATGTCGTTTCCGTAAATTACTAAATGAAGAATGGATTCACGTGTGGAGAAAGAAAAAAGGTAATGAAGCAACCTTATATGAATTAACATATAAAGCTAAACGAGTAATAAACACCATATATAAAAAATTAAACGGAGAAGAATTAGCAGAAACTGCTATATCTAATCCGCTTTTTAGAAACGATGCTTCTTATATGGATAAAGTATATCGTAATATGATTATAGAAATGAATAAAGAAATTAGAGAACTATAACTACATCTCTTTCTTGTATGATAGTGTAAGTATTATCGTCAATCATCATAGTGTGTCCAGCGTTCTTATCGTAATAGATTAAATCTAAAGCCTTAATAACAGTTACATCTGTTCCTGTCTTAACTACTGAGCCTTTCCTGTATCTAAAATCATCTACATCTGACTGAGATAACAATAACCCTGAAGAAGTTTTAACCTCTTCAGTAATTGTTTTTATAATAATATATTTCCCGATTGGCTTCATATCTATTCTTCTATTTTTCTTGCATGAGTAACAATTGCGTTAGTACTAAGTATTGTTGTTGCAACACTTACCGCATTTAATAAAGCAAGACGAGTTACTTTTAAAGGATCAACAACACCCATTTTAAACATATCTCCGTATTCTTCATTTTTAACATCATAACCATAGTCTTTAGGTAATCCATGTGATTTAACTAAAATTGTGCTTGCACCCCTAAGAGCAATACCTGCATTTTCTAATATTTGATAAAAAGGAATACACATTGCGTGTCCTAAAATAACATCTGCAATATCTTCGTCATCAAATTCATCTTCAGGCTTTGCTTTAAAGCGTTGTATTTCCAGGTGTTCACCAATATAAAATAAAGCAGATCCTCCACCTCTTACAATACCTTCCTCTAAAGCACTACGAACAGCACAAACAGCATCTTCTACCCTATCATACTTCTCTTTTTGCTCTACATCAGAGTTTCCTCCAACATAAATAGCTCCAATAGATCCAGATAAACTTGCGATACGCTCATTAATAAACTCCTTATCTTCTACAATTTCTGTATTCTCTTGCTGCTCTTTTAATTCTTTAATTCTATTTTCTATATCCTTGGTAAGTTGGTTGTTTTTAATAATAACAGTTTGATTTTTACCAGCAATCACTTTATCCGCCTGGCCTAAGTCATCCATTGTTATTAAATTTAAGTTATCTCCAGTTTTTTCTGAGAAATATTTAGCCCCTACCGACAACGCAATGTCTTGCATAAGCTCATGTTGTTTATAGCCAAAGTTTGGCGGTATAATATTACATAACTTAAGTCCATTTCTCACTACGTTGGCCGCCAGAGTATTCACAACATTGGGCGAGCAAGCTCCAATGATGAGAAGTTTTTTAGATTGTTGTATAATTGGTTTTAAAATAGTTTCTATTTGAAGAATATTACTTATCTCCTGATCACAAACTAATACTAAAGTATCTTCTAAGATAGCTTCATCATTTTTTTGATTAGTAATAAACATTTGAGAGGTATAACCTCTGTCAATCTTAATGCCGTTTGTAACAGTCGCATAAGTCTCATGGTTTTGAGAATTTTCAATAGTTACTATTCCATTAATACCTACTTTTTTATAAGCCTCTGAAATAATCTCACCTAATTCAGAATCATTATTGGAAGAAATGGTAGCAACATCCTTTAGCATTGAAGGAGTTACCTTACGACTATTTCTTTTTAACCTATCAATAACATCTTCTGTGGTTTTTTTTATATTTTTAACTACCTCGGTAATATTATGCTCTGGCTTTAAAAACTTTTCACCAGCTTTTACCAACGCTTCAGTTAAAACAATCGCAGTAGTAGTTCCATCACCAGCGGAATTAGCAGTTCTACGAGCTGCATCCTTCATCATAGTAATAGCTAAGTTCTCTACAGGATCTATTAACGATATAGACTCTGCAACAGTAACTCCATCTTTTGTAATTGTAATTCCTTGTGTGTGATTTGAAGACTCTATAAGAACAGTCTTTCCGCGTGGGCCTAAAGTACTCTTTACAGCTTTAGATATTTTTGATATTCCACTAATTAATTTGTCTCTTCCTTCATTATCGAATAAAAGATCCTTTGGTACATAGTTGCTCATTGTATTGGATTTAATTTATACAAATATACAATATATATTTTAAATACATAATCATTATAAATGTCGAATGCAGAAAAACATTGCTCCAATCTATTTATATATATATTACTACTACTACTACTTTTTTTATATTATTATTATTACTATTTTTTCGACATTATCGACATTAAAGATAAATATTAATATAAAGTATTGAAAAATAGATAGTTAGTTTGTGTCGATTTTTTTTTGGACTAACACTATTGTGTCGCTTATTGTACATATTTAATAAAAAAAAGAGAACCAGTTAAGATTCTCTTTTAAAATAAAGATAATGAGTGATTAAAATCTTATTTGTCTAAAGCTTTTGTTGTCATCAGCAAGCTCTATAGCCTCTGCAATTTGATTAATCTTGCGATCATTCTTTACAGATCTTTTTATAGATGCAGCTTTCTGAATACCAGTCATTGAATCAGGTCTATCATTAATTAATCTACCACCCTCAATATAAAGTCCGTTAACAAAATCTTTTGAGTTTAAATTTTTACTATGCATAACGTTTTGTTTTAATTAAAAGACAAATATAGTAAAAAAAATTTTTTCTATTCAGACACTTAGGGGTTGAGGGTAATAATATAATATAAGACAAAGTTTCCAAAAAAAGAAATCAATTGTTTTAAAAAAGTTGTTCAAGTTTCTAAAAAATCCGCTTGGATTGTTTCGGCTTTTGCTCGGCGCTCTACCATCACCACCACCGCACCGCGCCACCGCCGAACCGCGTCCGCCGTTCCGCGCTCCGCCTCGTATCGCCTCGCGCCTTTCCTCTTCCGCCCACCGCTCCGCCTATCCTGGAGAGAACATTACAACGCTTAGACGTTTAGAGTCTTCGCGTTATACCACCACGAGCGCCGACAATATCAAACATTTCTTATTTATAATCATTATAAATTACATCTATAACTCACACGTTATCAGCACGTTACAACCTTAATATCTTTGTACATAGTATGTTAATTAAAATAATGCTTGTATATGTCATTATATAAACTATCTTTGAACTTTATATAAACATTAATTAAACTTTATTATTATGATTATAGATTATAAAAGAGGCGAAGAAATTTATCGAGATAACACAGGGCAAATAATCGAGATAGAAAAAGTTTATCACGTTTACCACATTGACCAGGAAAACACAAACGGCGTGCCAAATGGTAAGATTGGATTTATTTGTAAAAACGATTATAACGAATGGTTTTTTTATAAAAATCAACATTCAGATTATTTTTGCGGAGGCTTGACGATGAAGGAAACCAAAGAGAATTTAGAAGGTATTTTTAAACAAGGCTTTCACCCATTTTTAAAAGCTGATTCTATAACGCTAAAAGATTATTTTAATTAATATAAACCAGGGAGCGGAAACGCTCCCACAATTTAAAAAACTATGTTACGCACAAATTCAAAAAAATATCTTGCAAACATTCAAACGTATTTGATCGATGCAATTAATACAGAAGATCACACAACAGAAGCAACAACACACGCGGAAAAATTAGCCTTTGTTATGTCTTGCTATGAATCAGAATTTAATCACAAATACAACCAGGTAAGACACCCAAACGAACAAGATCGCTTTGCTAATTGGCTTGCAGGTTTGCCAAGTGTTTTAGATATTCCTTTTTATCCGTCTTCAATTTTAGAGTTAGCAAAGGAACTGCAAGAAGTTGAAGAATACACGGAAAAAATGGCGCAAAGAATATGCGAAAACTATTTCAATTTCATGTCTTACCACATTTTAAAACTAAATTCTAAACTTAATCAATAACATTATGAAATTTAAATTAAGATCGACAAGCAACGTAAAAGCGTTTTACCTGGCCAAATATTCAACAGATGATTTAGGCCAGGGAATAGATAGCAACATAAATTTTAAAATGGTTTTTGAATGTCTTGATAGTTATGGAAACATATACGATTTAATAGGTGTATGCGATAGCCTGGTAAGAGAAAGAATTTTTGAAGCACTTGCAAAAGCAATGAATGTAGAATATAACTACATATATCAACAATGGTGCGATGCCGATTGGTTTCACGAGGAAAATATATGTGATATAATAGATAAATAACAATATTATGATAATATTAATCGAGGTATCAATAACAATATTAACAGTGATGTTATTAACTTATATAAAAATAAAAATACATAACCTTAATAATAACAATAAAAATAAAAAACAATTCTAAATCAAAAAACATTATGAAAAAAGTATTTTTAAAACTAACAAAAGACCAAAAAGAAAGAAAGGTTTATTTTTCTTCGACTTTATCAATCGCAATATTTGAAACCTCAGATGCAACGCGACACGAGATCACAAGCGATGAATATATAAAGGATTGGAAAGAAGCCGAAACAAAAGAAGCGAGGTTAAGAGATGATAAGTTTTTTAATAACTCGCATTTTAATTTTAATATAATTAGATCGTAACTTTTAAAATACAGAAGATGAAAAAAATAATAGTAGTGTTAATTTTAGGAATTTTATTTGCTTCTTGCGGATCATCGCGAGGGTGTAAGAAAATGAGGAAATACAGAAAATATACTTATCAGACAATTAAAATAAATACTAATCAAATAAAAAACAATGATAAACGAAATTACATATTTGCGCCGAATGATTTATATATATAAAAATCCAGGCAATGACCAGGAATTTAAGAAAGCAAAAAAGCATTTAAATAAAATTCATAGGCAATACGGAACAATAGACGTTTCAGCAATTCAAAATTTAATTAAATAAACATGAGCGCAAAAGACGAACAGATTAAATTCTTACAATACAGAGTAGAAGCATTGGAGAAAGAACTCCAGGGATCTATATGTAATAAAGACTTTACACAAGTAAGAGATGATTTACAATATTTTTACGAAATAGATTTAGATAATTGTAAAATGACCAATGTAGATTGGATCAGAGAAATAGCCTTATTAATAGTTACTCAAAACTACAAGGCAGAAATACTGCAAGAAGTAGAAGATTATAAAAAACAAAGAAAAGAATTATGAGCGAGCAAAAACAAGAATTAAAAGTAAGAAGTGTAAGGTATTTCAATACTCGTAGAGGATTGGGATACGAATGCAAGACCAACAAATTAAATGTAGTAATTTGGAACGATGGACAAGGCGGAGGAACGTTTATCGCTCCTTACTACCCTTACACTAAAGATTACCAGGATATAATGGAAAATGAATCTGATCTTGAAGATCTGATTAATGAATTTGAAGGAGTAATTACAGAAAACAATTAAATTAAATATAAATTAAAATCAAGTAAAATTATGAAAGTAGTAAAAATTAAAAAGTATGATGACTATGTAAGATTTAGTTTTAGCATAGACACAGAAAACGGAAAAGGTTTAGAATTTAAAACGCAATGCCATGGAGGAATTACCAAAAACAAAATTGGTAAAATTTCTTTCCTACATATTGAAGACATAGAATATGAGACTGAATTTAAAGTTTTTGGAGAATACACAGATTATCGTAAGTTTCAAGAATTTTATAAAAACTTGTACGGAATTGAACAACACACAAAGTTAATTCAAGATATTGAAGATACTTGCCAGGAGGCAATTCATCAGAGATACCCAAAAGAATTTAATAATTTAACTATGGAGGATAAAAAAGAAATGTTAATCGACTTAATTGGTTATGATAAAAAAACAAAATCCTGGAACGAATCAGATAAAAAAACACTAAACCTTAAAGAGATCAAAATGGGAGAAGATATAAAAGTATATTTTACTTCAAAATATTGGGTAAGATGGATTTTAAAAACTATACCTGGATATGAAACACGTATAAAAACTTTTGTATGGAACGATAAAAAAACTCAAGGAGTAGAAATACACGATGTTTTAAACTTAATAGAAAACAATTAAAGCTATGAAAGTTAAAATACAACAAAGACAAGTCTATCATAAATTTGCAGAGATCGAATTTGATATTGACGAAAATGAATTTGATAATTATAGATTAGATAAAGGAGTCTTCCATACATACATAAATGAATTTATAATCTACAAGGAACAAGATTGGATTGATGATATTGAAAATAAGTTAAACGAATCTGAATTTGTTTTGGGTAATGGAGTAGATGATCTAAAAGGAATGAATGAACCAAAATCAGAATCAGAATGGAGATATGAATGCGAAGAATTAAAAACAAGCGGACGCTTATGAAAACACGAGGAAATTATACTATAGAAGAAGATAACTATGATCTAAATATTTCTTATGAATATTATTGGGACGATGGAGATCACGAAAATGCTCCAGAGAATGATTTAGAAATTCTGGAAGTAGAATTAAACGGAGTAGATATAACCGACTTTTTTTGGGATTGGGTAAACGATGATCTAAATACCAGGGTATGGGAATACGCTCAAGAAAATAAACATAATTAAATTAAATAAAATGGCATACGCGGAAACACAAAAAGACAGAGACTTCGACAGAATCACCGATTTAATGGGAGATTACATAGAAGCAAAAGGAGAAGTAAACAAGTTAAAACTTAAAACGCAATGGTTTAATAGCTTTGTAGACTTTATTCAATGTTATGATAACGGAATTTATAACCAGGCTTGTATATGGGCTGATAAAATAGAAAAAGATGAAGGATAAAAAAATAAGACAATATAGATCAAGACAAGGGCGTTCGGACAAAAAATATTCCGACAGTTTGATTGCATTAGCAATATCAATAGTGGGTTTAATAGCATCGGTAATAATAGTAAGTTTAATTTAAAAATAAAGATATGGGATATAGAAGCCAGGTAATAATAGGGATACCAAAAGAAGAAAAGGAAAATTTATTTAAACTAAAAAACGGAGACAAACGAAATGTTTTTGAAGACTTGTTTTCTTTACAATTAGAAAACTCTGAAGGAATGTTGATCTATGAAAGTAATTTTGAGTTAAAATGGGAACACTACTATACTGATGTAAAGTTGATTACTGATTTTTTAAATGATTTAGAGGAGCAAGATCAAAAGGTTTTTGCCGTAGCAATAGGAGAAGACCAGGTAATACATTCAGAAATAGGATCATACTATGACTATGTAGCAATATCTTTATCTGTAAATTATTACGAGTAAAGATAGTTTTTATGACTATTTTATACTATATTTGTGAACTAAGTTTAATTTAAATATAATCAAATCATGCACAACATTTTAAAGGAATTATTTTTTTCATTCGATCCTAAGCACAAAATAGACGATGAAGAAAACCAGGAGGCAAACAACGAGGTTCAAGTTATTGAAGATGACGAATATCCTTTAGGTATATAGCTATGAATAGAGATGATAGAAATTTAAAACTCGCAGTTTGGTCAGTAATGATTGTTCTTTCTTGCTTAATTGGGATTCAAATATATAAATTTATAAATTGGATACTATGGCAATAAACAGACATCATTGGACAACAACAAGTACAGATGAAATAAAAATTGACACCCCATCTTATTACGATGGGGAAAATAATTATACTGCTATCGAAGTAGTAAATAATTTTAATTTAACATATAACTTAGGGACTGCTTGTACTTATATATTAAGAGCATATAAGAAACACGATCTACCTAACGAGGATATTCAAAAAGCGATAGATCATTTGCAATTTGAATTGAACAAACTAAAAAAGTAAAATGAAAAAAGAAATATTTGATGATTACGCTACTGCGGTAGCTAAAAGGTTTCATTTAACTTTAGATGAAATGTTTACTTCCTCCAGGAGACAAGACCTGGTTGATGCAAGACAGATGTTGTACTATTTATGTATGGAAAGACCAATTAGAATATCTTATATTCAAAGGTTTTTAGAGACTTATAACTTTAAAGTTACTCACTCCACCATTATTCATGGGTACAATAAAGCTAAAGAGTCTATGAAAAATGATACAGATGTTACAAATTTAATAAACGACATATTAAAGTCAACCAATGTATAGCTTAATAGAAATATTAAACCAGGCTACTAACCAAAACAATTCAGTGGTAAACATTCAGCCAATTGGTTATAATGTTATAAATATGGGCGTTAAAATTCAACAATTTAATGAACGAATCGAAATACTTAACACCACAAAGGGAGGATCTTATTACAAAGAATGTAATGATAATGAATACTCCTACTTTATAGAAAATGGTTGGAAAATAGGTTGTGTAAAATTAAGCATACAAAATTGTTTATATAAATTAAAACTCATAGAGAATAAAATTAAAACTGAAGTGAATACTCGAAAAAACGATAAGCATATTCAGAACTTAAAAAATAAAAGAGAATTAGCTTTGTGTAAACACGCGGAACTACAACTTAAATTAAAATCAATCTTAAATTAAATAAAATGAGCAAAACAGAAAACAATTACTTTAAAGATTTGGTTGCAAAAGATGTAACTAAACACGTTAAAAAGAAGGGTAACTTTAGTTACTTATCCTGGGCAATTGCCTGGAACTATCTAAAACAAGAAGACGAGAATGCACAAAGAATTGTGTATGAAGCTCCAGAGACTGGGTTGAATTGGTTTTCAGATGGAATGACTGGGTATGTTAAAGTAGGTATCGTAGTAAAAGATATAGAGCATATTGATTATCTTCCAATAAAAGATTTTAGACATAAGTCTTTAACAGTAGATAAAATAACATCTATGGATGTAAATACTGCAATACAAAGATCTACGGCAAAAGCTATTGCAATGCATGGTTTAGGATTAAACCTATACGCCAATGAAGATACTTTAATCATTCCAGAGTTTGAAGAAACAAAAAAGACAGTAACAACTACAAAGGAAAAAACACAAACATTAATAACTCTTGATATTGGAGATATGAATTGGTCAAAAGTGTTGACTTATGTTGCTAAAAATAAAGCGTTAGGCTTGGAGGAAATTACCGAAAGATTAAAAGCTAAATATAGTATCAAAGCGACAGTAAAAAAAGAATTAGCTAAATCTATAAAAGATGACTAAAGCAGATATACTTAAAAACCTGGAGGACGATGCTAAATACTATGGAGATTTTGGTAAGCAATATTTATCAAACTCTGATATAGGTAAGCTACTGAAAAACCCAACACAATTTCGTGTAAATAATGAGTTTACAAAACCAATGCTTGAGGGTAGATACTTTCATACTAAAATATTAGAGCCTCATAAAGTAAAAGACTTCCAGGAGGTAGATGCATCAACAAGATCAACTGCTAAATACAAGGATGCGTTAGCTGACTCGAAAGAAGAAATGTTGTTACTAACAAAAGAAAGGGAACACCTGGATTTTTTATGTACCAAAATGACCTCTAACATGGAGATGTTTGATTTAATTTATGAAGATGGTAATGAGTTTGAAATTCCAGAGATTCAAAAAATAATGAATTTAGATTGGAAAGGAAAGGCGGATATTTTAAACCATAAAAGTAATTTAATAATTGATATTAAGACAAGCGGAGACATTGATAAATTTATGTACTCAGCTAAAACTTATAATTACGATAGCCAGGCATATATATATCAAAGATTATTTGGTAAGCCTTTAATTTTTTTAGTAATAGATAAGAAAACTGCAAGATTAGGTATTTTTGAATGCTCCCCAACATTTATACAAGGTGGCCAGGAGAAAGTAGAACAAGCGGTTGAA